TTATGAATCAGTTATAGCAGTCAGTGAGTAATCATTAAATGTGATGAGCTCTTGGCCGACTTGGTTGTTGATATCCATGAGTAGGTTCTGCAATGGGTAAATTTCGTGCCAATAGAACACTTCAGCTGCTTTCTTAATATCACCAAAGCCACCTGTGTTATTGGGAACAATACCCATCAGCTGGGGCGGTACTCGATGCCCTGCCAACTGGTCATCACGGCTGGCGATTTTAATATTCATAAATTCATCTTTGGCGGCAACTTCAGCCAGTGGGATGACCTTGACCCCGTCTGGCTTACCGTTGGGCACATACATAAATAGGTTCTTAAAGTTGCCAGCACCCTTGCTTTCTTTGACCGCCTCCTCCAACTCATCCACGTCTTGCTGTGTTGTCAGAGCATCCGATAAATACAAGATGTAGCCCGCGTGAGCGCCGTTTTTATAATATTTACGGCGGAACAGTGTAGCGGCTTCATTGAGCAAAATTGCATTGACTGAGCTTAGATAGTCTGGAATACCATACATATCCTGCTGAATGTCTGGATTGAAAACTTGGATAATCTCTTCAGGCTGAAATTCAATGGGATTGCCGCGATAATAATCGACATGATAGTAATTCCCATTAATACCTCGTCGGGTATGACGTGCCAGGCGCGCAGTTGCTTTGAGTACACTCCCCATTCGACTGCGTTGTACCTGCAGATAGCCATTATTAAAGACCAGAAAATTTTGCACCAACGATTCAAAATCACGACGGCTTAGTTTTTCGCTTGGCACAAATAAACTGGTCAGTACGTTACGCTTGGTGACCAGGGCAGACGTATGATGACTGGTGGCACGGTAGAGACTTGCAACGGCAGCGATGTCATACGGATATTCGTAATAGTCGCCGACTTGGGGACAATAGTCATACTCAAATAATCGGCGACCCTCAAGCACGGGTTCGGGTTCGCCAAAGCCACTCATGATAATTTTATTAGATACTTGGTTTTCCATAGGATTCCTTAGCGGTGGACAGATATACGAGATTTGGTGGCGGCGGTGACATTTTCGGTACTAGCAAGCGGCGCATTGTCAATAGCGTGCATGATTGCCCAAGCAACATCGCTATGACCCGTTTCTTGTGAACGTTTTGAAACAAATGTCATACGCCCCCCACCGTTGGTGACTTGTTTTTTGATGGCAATAAAGGCTTTGACAATATCAATATAGCCAGCGTCGAAATGCAGCTTGCGACGCTCAAACAATTCTTTGGCACGCATCGCCATACGGGTTTTAACTTCGATACTGTAATTGATTGGGGTGTAATTAGGATAAAAAGCTTTGACATGTTCAGCGACGGCAATACCCGCACCTGTTGTGTCAATGCCTAGATACTCGACCTGATACCGCTCACAGATTTTTTGGATATATTGAGCTTGCATCAGTGGCGACATGTGATCAAGATGCTTACGCTCCAGTACTCGATAAGGTTGCCCGGGTCGACTTGGTGGCGCGACAACGGCCAAAGCAGGATGATCACCAGTAAATGACGGGTCGTATCCAACCCAAACCGGTTTTTTATAAGGATTTGAACCAAGCGGTTTAAAGTCTTTCCACACCTCCCAGCTGTCAATCATATTTGGGCTTAGGATGGATAGCGGGAAATAGCTTGAGCTGTCATCCAAAAACACGCACATAAACAGATTATCAAATCGGTCCGGTGTGTACTCAAGTTGCAGCTGATCAATATCAAGTTTGTCATAACCGCCCCGCATTGCGTCGCGGACAGTAACCATGAGTCGCCACTTACCATCCATGCAAAGCGTTGGTGTTTTTAGCGTGGCATGGCTAACATCAATTTCATGTTTGTTGACGCCATCAGCACCCGTCCAGAATTTATACGCCTCATGCATAACAGAGCTAGGCGTTGACAAATATATCTGTTGATACTGACTCTGCGATGCCATCCCTGACGCCACGTCCCGAAATTCTTTGAATTTACGAATCCAAAAGAACTCATCAATAACCACATCGCCATGTCGACCTTGGGCAGTTAATGCATTGGTCCCCATGTAATAAAAATTAACTTGGGTATTATCCTCGAATGAGATAACAATCGGGTCGCCACCAATCTGTCGACCAAGTACTTCAAAGATAAAATTTTTGATATATTCAATAAATTGATAAGCTTGAGCTTTTGATGCTGATAAAAAGATTTTATTTTTTTTGGTGCGAAGCGCATTGATGAGTGCCCAAATTGCAATGACATACGTCGCCCCAATCTGTCGACTTTTCAGCATCATAAAAATACGCGCGGGTGCGTATTTCTTTTTGCCATTAACCTTTTTACCATCAAGAATATCTATCCATTCCTGCTGAAATGGATACAACATAATTTTAAAGGCGTCCTCCAACGCCACAATTTCTTCTTCAGTAAATAAGTTTTTGACCTTTTCTTTACGGTCTGGCTTGTAACGTTCACGCAGCTTTGGATTTAAATCACCGCCATTGCCACTATCGTTATAATTTTGGATTTTGGCGATTCGCTCAAGCTGTCGCATAAGCTCGTCAATTTCTTTATATTCCCCGTTTCCCTTTTTATCCATTCCAATCAACGACAACAAACGCGCTTTCATGGCTAGATTGACGTCGGTAAAAATGTCCGCACGTACCCAACCATCCCTTTTTTTCCAACTGGCAACCGTTGCCCGCTTTTCATCGAGCTGACGGGCGATTTGAGTCACGCCCAGTCCTTGGGCATACAGTAAGCGAGCCTGTTCCCTTTTTTGGGTCAATGATGATTTTTTAGCTTCGTTAGCTGGATTAATCAAAAAGTGAGTCGAATTGGCGGTGGTATCAGTCATACGCATAGCTTATAGACAGTCAGCCCCTGCACCACACAGCAAAAGACCGCAAGTGCTGATTGCGGTCTTTTAAATATTGCTTACAACCTATACAGCCAACAAACTAAGGGCTACTTAACCAAATTTATAAGTCGATACATTTTCGCCGATTAATCTATTGGAATGCCTATGCCAGATTTAGCAGGTCAACGCACAATTAAACGTTTTCGTGTCGCCCGTGAAGGGCAGACAGTGGACGGCCGAGCCATCAGCCGACAGCATATTTTGGAAATGGCAAACACTTACAACCCAGTCGAATACACCGCCCGAATTAACGTGGAACACTCAAGTGGATGGGGCGGTTTAAGTAGTGATAACTATCCAATTTTGGGCGATGTTATTGCCGTTGATGCCCAATTGGATGAATACACCATTAATGGTGTCAAGGTTCAACTGATGGGCTTATACGCCACACTTTCGGCTCTGCCTGTCCTTGTTGAAGCCAATAAACAAGGCAAAAAACTATTCACTAGCATCGAGTTTTATCCGAAATTTGCTGACACCAATCAAGCCTATTTGGTCGGCTTGGCAGTGACCGATATTCCTGCAAGTCGTGGCACAGAACCGCTTAAATTTAACAATACCGCAAATAACACCCTTTTTTCTGAACATCAGGAACTCATCCTTATGACTACCCAAGCCAACCAAACCCAAACACCAAACACCGCTACTACCGAAGGTCAAGCCCCAATCGAACAAGCACCCGTGCCAACTCAAACGCCACAGCCACCAGCTCAACCACAACAACACAAAGCAGAAGATAGCTTTTTACAAAAAATGGCAAATATGTTTACCAGCAAATCATCAGGTATGACTAAAGATGAGCAGGACATGGTATTACAAGGGTTTAATACCCTAAATGAAAAAACAGATACCAACACTGCTACCACTGCCCAAATCGCTGAAAGTGTCACCCAATTAACCGCCACGGTGAACCAGCTTAACCAGAGTTTTGCCAGCTTACAAACCAAACTGTCCACCGAGCCTGTACCGATGACGACCACACCGCCTGCAGGTGTCAGTCATGCCCTCGCCGACTGCTAACCAAATTTTATCACCCTTAAAATCACACAAGGAAAACCCATGGGAAGTTACGCTTTATCTGCTGCCACTCGTATCGCCTTACAGCAATACACCCAACAAATCGCTACCATCAACGGTGCCGAAAACTTTGCCACCACCATTGAAGTGCAACCTGCTCGTCAGCAAACCTTGATTGAGCGTTACCAAGAGGTCACAGACTTTTTAAAACGTATCAACATAGTCACTGTGCAACAAGCGACAGGTGATAAATTGGGTCTTGGTAACGACCAACGTGTCGCCAGCAATACCGATACCCGCATCCAGCCCCGTCGTCCGACGCCGATTGGCAATCTTGAGCATATCGATGATTACGTCTGTACTCAAACAGACTACGACGTCGCCTACCTATGGGCAGTCATCGACCAATGGGGTACTTTCCCAGATTTCCAAAAACGCCTGCAAAACCTAGCCATTAAGCTGGTCGCCCAAGACAAGCAAATGATTGGCTTTAACGGTACTCACCGCGCAAAGACCACCAACAAGACCTTGTATCCAAAACTACAAGACGTCAACGTCGGTTGGTTAGAAAAAATCCGTGCCTTTGCCCCCGAGCGTCATATTGATGAACTGGTAATTGGCGCAAGCAAAGAGTTTAAAAACCTTGATGCGCTGGTCGAAATGGCAGTCAATGACCTAATCGCCGAACAGTTCCGCGACAATAGCGACTTGGTTGTCATTACCTCGCGCGGTCTGGTCACGGATAAATACCAAAACCTTATCAATCAAACCTTAGCCCCAACCGAGCAGGCGGCTGCCAATGCCTTATATCAGAAAAAACAGCTTGGTACGTTGCCAGTCGATACCCCTGCGTATTTCCCAGCTAATGGCTTACTAATTACTAGCTACGACAATCTGTCTATCTATCAACAACGTGGCAGTATGCGTCGTTTTATCAAAGATGAGCCGGAGTGGAACCGCACCTCTGACTATCAATCAGTGAATGAGAGCTTTGTCGTCGAAGACTATGACAAATGTGCGTTCATCGAAAACCTTGTTATCGAAGCATAAAGGGGATATTGATGAGCAGCTTACGAGACCATTTTGAACGCGTGCGTGCCGAAAAAGCGGCACGTCAAGCCAATGCCGACCCCCGACTATCTGCCCGTGGTCGTCAGTTAAACCGCCCATTAGGCAGCACCATGATCCGCCAAAATCAGCCTGTTTTTGATGGGCAGCCTGATGGCGAATATCCGCTTGATGACGACAACCCCGATGCAGGAAGCCCTATTGAACTCAAGTTTTTTAATGACTGGCAGTCGCTACAAGGCATCCAATCACAAGCTAAAAAAAATGAACTAAAAGCCGACTTTTTGCCTTATTACCTACCTTGGATTGAAGGCACACTAGCCGCGGGGATTAGCGGTCAAAACGATATGCTAGTTCAATTGATGGTCTGGGCGCTTGATACCCATGAATTTGATACCGCTACTCGCATTGCAGAGTTTGCGCTACTCAACGACATGGCTATGCCAGAACCATTTATCCGTGACGTTGCGACCGTGTATGCCGAGCAATTGGCATCTGAAGTGACAAAAAAAGCGGATAACCCAAGCGAACACACTGACATTCTGGCAAAAGCAATAGAAGTCACCAACGACCACGATATGCCAGACCCTGTACGTGCCAAGTTGTATCGAGCTTATGGTGATGCGTTAAAAGCCGACAAGCCAACGGACGCCATTGCTGCTTATGAAAAAGCAATTGCAATTTACCCTGATGTTGGTTGCAAAACCGATTTATCAAAACTTAAAGCCGCTCAAGGCTAACAGACCCCACCACGGGTAAGGCGGCTTATTAAATTTGTCTGAAAAGTAAATTAACTTTTACCAGCACCTTTTTAATAACTACCGCCTTTTTATTTTGGATAACCCATGCTTATCAATCAGCAAATCAATCATGCCGAAGTACCAAATCCGATTAAGGGCTTGCCATCGGTCTCAACGACAGACTTGGTGCAAATGATGCGTATTGACAAGACAATGGGCAGCGACCGTATTGCAGGCTACATCAGTGATGCCTATGACAATATTAATGCACAAATCCCTTACTTGGATGACGACCAGTTTGGGTTTGTTGTGGGCGGTACATGCGTTTGGGAGTCCGCCCCTGCTTTGATTAGCCACCACCACCGATTATCATCGAATATTAGGTCAATATTACCCCGCTGGGCTGACGGATTTCTAACGCTTACCCAATTGGTTACTCACCATCGCTGGCAGCGCACTTATAAGCGCGCGGTTCTCAACGAAGCCGCCGCACTCATGGCTGATAACTACATGGATTTTGACACCATTGGTCAAGGCATCACACGCGGCAATAACGAAAATACCAAGTCTGACGCCCTGCGCCGTATCGTCAACCATGCGATTGCTGACTTGACCGGCAAAAGCCGTAACCGTGTGAGGTTATTATGACAATACAACGCACCACAGCATCACAACAATTTGACACGCTCGACGCTATTGCTTATCGCTTTTTTGGTAATCAGTCAAACGCATACTTACCAAAAATCGTTGAATTAAACCCACAATTTACCCCGCTCGCTATTTTACCTATGCGGAGTACCGTGATTTTACCTTTTACGACAACCGTCGCCAACGTGCAGCAACGGTTAAAACTTTGGGATTGATATGTTAAAAAAATCTAGCCTAATTTTCGACATCATTGGCTGTATGCTTGGATGGAGTATTGTTGCTTTTCTCTGGCTGCTTGCCACGATTAATCCCGTCTTTGCCTATTCTAACCAGCTATTACCTATTTCTACCATTACCAACGCTATGCTAGTAGCAACGATTATCGGTGCGATTGGTGGTTACCTTGCATTCGGCGAAGATAAAAAATTCCCCCCATCTGCCACTAGCGTAGGACACGTGCTCTTAGGTTTGGGAGCAGGATTGTTCTTTACCCGTGGCAGTCTTGAGCTCATGGGTCGTAACAATTCAAGCGAAGACGTGGTTTTGTTCGTTAGCTTTTTGTGGGCTGTCGGTGGATATTTTATTTTGCGTCTATTAATCGCGGTTGCCAATTCTGATCGTATCAAAGCCATTTTGCCCGATTGGCTTGCCAAATTTATGGGGGTGGATAAATGATTTACCTATTACACGTCGGCTTAATGCTACTTAGTATGACCATTTTAACAGCGTTTTTATGGCTGACACGCCGCTATGATGACATCCTTTGGTGGGCACTGCGATGTTTATTGCTCCATAGTCTGGTTGCAGTTGTCTATATGGCATATGACGCTATGCATGCAGGGTTTACGATGTCATTGAGCCTGATTTTGATTCGCTCTGGCTTTGCCACCTTGACCATGGCATTAGCATTTTTGTGGTTTTTACTGCACTGCGAACGTAAAAATCATCGTCGCCAGCGATTTAATGACCGTATCAATCACATCTTTAAGGATAGCCAATGAGCACACCTGCCCACAAAAAAATAACCCTAGCCCAAATCAAAGCCTGTGCCGATAGTCTTGGCGTGCCCTTAGCCGCCATGCGTGCTGTGCATGAAGTCGAATCCAAAGGCGAAGGTTTTTTGTCCACGGGTGAACCTGTGATTTTATTTGAGCCACATATTTTTTATAAGCGGCTCACCAAAAAAGGCTTGCTTGATATCCGTGCAAAAGTGATGCGAGAACGTCCAGACCTTTGCTATCCAAAATGGAAACCAAAGTCCTACGGTGTTGAAGGTAGCTATCAACACCAACGCTTGACCGCCGCCAGTCAATACCACCGTGAATCTGCCCTCGAGTCTGCCAGCTGGGGATTGGGACAAGTGATGGGCTTTAATTGGAAAGACTTGGGATACCCAACGCTACAAGCGTTTATCAACGCCCAATACAAAGATGAAGGCGCGCAACTTGACACCATGTGCCGATTTATCCGCCAAAATAAACTTATTGATGCACTAAAAAACAAAGACTGGTCAGCGTTTGCCTATCGGTACAATGGCGAAAGCTACAGAGCCAATAATTATCATGGCAAACTTGCCGCCGCTTTTAAACAATTTAACGCATGAAATACCTAATCGACCTTAAAAACGACCTGCTGGCACAGTTTAAGCCGATTACCGCCGACAAGACCTTTTTACAGCTCGTCAACGGCAATCTGCCGCCAGAGACGCAAACGGTCAGTTATATTGCCCGCTTTATTTTTACTGATTGCAAACTTGCCGAGCCGTTTGCCGTGTTGGCATTTATCCGTCAGTGGTTTGACGCCCGTGGTCGCAGTGTTCCCGATCTAAGTTTTGATTGCGATGTCATCGACTTGGAGTCTTACGACTTGCAGATTGATATTAGTCTAAACGACAAGCTCACTTTTATTGCCATCGATGCGGTAGCTGTTTGTCCTGAGCTGGTGTGGTCGGATGAAGCAGGTACGTTTATTAGCAGTAGTATTTTGGCAGGCGATTTCATTGATGAGTAATTTTGGATGAGTGATTTTAGCGGACTGACCGACTGGTTACAGCGGATTAACACACAACTTGACGACGGTCAAAAACAAGCGTTAATGCGTCGCATTACCACCCGACTAAAACAACAATGGTCGCAGCGTATCCGCTCTCAAGTCGACCCAAGCGGTGCAGGTTTTATCCCAAGAAAAGCCAAGGGGCGTAAGTTTCGTAGCAAACGTGTCAAGACGGGTGCAATGTTTACCCGTGCTAGTCGTATGTTGAAAACCGCTTACAGCGCGCATCATGCTGAGATTGGTTTTGCAGGGCGATTGGCACAGATTATGGCAGTGCATCAATACGGACAAGTCGCCAGACCGTCCCCGACCATCCGCCCCGTCCAGTATGCAGTACGTGAAACGGTGGGATTTAGTAGCGAGGATGAGCAGCTTATCATCGAAGAATTTGAGAATTTTTTTATGAATCTTAACTGAAGGAAACTATGCAAGATTATCGTTGCAATGTCTGCGAAAAATTACTTTTTCGCATGACTGGTGAGGCAGTGGTCGCCGTTAAATGTCCACGATGCAAGACTTTAAATACTTTCAAGAATGCCATCGAGCGTCCAAACCATGAGCGTCTAGAACGCCTTAATCAACCCAAAGGACGCAGTCATGACAAAAATTCCCTATAGTAAAGCCCCGCTATCATTTATTGGGCAAAAACGTAATTTTATTAAAGCATTTCGCCATATTATTAACGCCAATATTATTGATGATGGTGAGGGTTGGACAGTGGTAGATGTGTTCGGTGGCAGTGGTTTACTCGCTCATAACGCCAAGCATTTACTACCAAAAGCTACGGTGATTTACAACGATTTTGATGGCTATGTTGACCGCCTTAATTATATCGAGGATACCGAGCGACTACGCCAACAAATTTATAGTGCCATTGAACATTTGCCACGGCAAAAGGCATTATCGCAAAATGACAAAGAAGTGGTTATTGGCATCATAAAATCCTTTGATGGATTTATTGATGTGCATAGCGTAGCAAACTGGTTATTGTTTAGTGGGAAGCAAGTCCGCACACTTGATGAATTATATAGCAACACTTTTTATAACACCGTACGCCGTAGCCCCTATGAGCAGGCAACTGGCTATTTGGATGGATTGGTTGTCACCACAGAATCCTATACAACGCTAATGGCAAGATATAAAGACCAGCCAAAAACCCTATTTTTGCTAGACCCACCTTATCTTTACACAGGGCAAGGGGCATATAACCAAGAAAAATATTTTGCGATGGTCGATTTTCTATATTTGATGAGTTTGACCCGTCCACCCTATATTTTCTTTAGTTCGACCAAGTCCGAGCTAATGGATTATTTGGATTATCTGAAACAACTAAATAATGACGATTGGCAAAGGCTGGGCGGTTTTGAGCGTGTCACCATTCAGGCTCATGTCAATCATGAGAGAGCTTACGAAGATAATATGATTTATCGTTTCTAATCTTTTTTTTAACCAATAAAAACGTGTCGCAGTGGACACGTTTTTTATGCAAACAAGACTGGCTATCCTTTGCCACCAGAGTGATACTGTCGCTACACCCAACGGCAACCGCCTGAAATCGGAAGCCCTAAAAAAAAGGAAAACCACGATGAAAACTTTAAAATCTAGCCAATATACCCTTTGCATTGACGGCTCAAACGTTATCCTTGTAGACAACCACAGCCGACTACCACAGAGCCTATCAAACCTAATTATTTCTACCCACGACATCTTGTTTTATATGGCAACACAAGCCATGAGCAACGACGAAAAAGCCGACCGCCTAAAACAGCTTATTGTCGGTACGCATGATGATAACCTTGACCGCCTAAACAAAATCACCTACCAAGATTTTAAAACCGCCTAATTATCCCCAACCATAAAAAGACCGCAATCACTCATTGCGGTCTTTTGCTTATTTTACCCATTGCTCACTCATGCCACACTTTACCCAATCCTTAGGTATTGAGCCATGACTGCGCAAATTTTATCCGAACAACAACGCCGCTTACATAACATTGCCACCATTGGCACTGTGTTTGACGTCAACCCAGACGACCAAGCCATGCGCCTAGACGTCGGCGATAACCAAACCGACTGGCTGCCTATACCCGCCTTGGCGGCTGGACAAGTACGTGTATGGCGTTGCCCATCCGTTGGTGAACAATTTTTGTTAGTCAGTCCAAGTGGTGAGCTTGCCAACGCTATCCCTGTTTTATCGCTTTACAGCAATCAACACCCAAGCCCAAGCACAGATGAAAATGAAATTCGCGTCCAATTTAATGACCAGGATTATCTTAGTGTCAGAACAGACGATAGCAACCTTACTCTCAAAATTACCAATACCACCATCATTTCTGAAGGTAGTATCACGCTTGATACGCCAACTGTTACGATGACAGGAAATTTGGAAGTTGATGAATCCATCCATGCTAAAAAAGATATCGTTGCTGGCGTCATCAGTCTTATAAAACACTTGCACGGCAAAGTCATGGGCGGTAACTCCACCACAGGAGCACCGCAATGATGGATATCAATTTTGCCATGGGCATGAGCCGTACCACGGGCGCACTATTATCACCTGACGACCATCTAAAACAATCCATCTACGATGTGTTGATGACCCCCATCGGTAGCCGTCTGCTCCGCCGTGAGTATGGCAGTTTGATTCCGTTTTTGATTGACCAGCCAGTGAACCCAGCTACCAAACTAAAAATGATGGCAGCCATTGCCACCGCGATTATCAAATGGGAACCACGGGTCAAAGTTCGTCAAGTCCAATTATCCATGAATGCGGACGCTACCAATGACACAGGCAACACAGGCGTTAACGTATTACTAGATTTGCGCCGTAGCGACAATACGAAATTGCCTACCACTTTGACACTGGCACGGGGGGCATCATGAGCGTTTACAATGCCATCAACCTAGCAGGATTGCCCTTGCCAAACGTGCTTGAGCCGATAGACTTTGAGCTTGAGGTCACCCGTATCCGTGCCGAGCTATCTGCAAAATTTGCCGATGATCATCCCATTCAAGCCGCATTAAGCCTTGAATCCGAGCCGATTAATAAAATTATCGAAGTCCTCGCCTACCGCTATGTATTAAAGATTAGCGAAATTAATCGCAAAGCCCGAAGCTTAATGCTGGCATTTGCTACAGGGTCAGACCTTGACCACATTGGTGTCACTTATTACCGCCTCGAGCGAAAACTCATTCAAGCCGAGGACAAAACTGCCACTCCGCCAAAAACTGCGATTTACGAGACCGATGACGACTACCGCTACCGCCTAGCCCTATCAGTTGAAGCGATGACAATGGCAGGTTCTGCAGGCAGTTATGAATTCCATGCCTTGTCAGCCAGTGCCGAAGTGCATAGTGTCACCGTGCACAGCCCTGCTCCTACTGAAGTGGATGTTTATTTAGCTGGGCAAATTGATGGCGACGTACTTGTGCAAGCAAACAAGACTGTAGGCGTGTCAGCCCAAGCGGTGACTGATGTATATAACGCGCTTGTCGCCGATGACGTGCGACCACTTACTGACTTAGTGCGTGTCAACTCTGCTACCGTCAAAGCCTACCGTATCGATGCTGTCGTCTATGTCAAAAATGGGATTAGCCCACAGTTGATTTTGAGCCAAGGCATGACCGCATTACGCCAATATTTGACAGACAATTTTAAACCAAACGCGCGCGTGGCGACCAGCCGTATCATTGGGGCTTTAGACGTGATGGGTGTTAGTCGCATCGAACTCAACGAACCAAAAACCGATGTCATGACCGCCATTGGCGAAGTGGCTCATTGCACAGGCTATACCATCATTGCAAAATCGGAGGGTACATGATTTATACCGCCGACCCTACCCAGCCACCAATCGCTATCAATGACCGCCATCAATCGCTACTCCCCGCCAATAGCCGTCCACTGGAGCATGCGCTAGCAGGAGCAACCGCCAAGCTTGAGCCAATACCAGTACCGTTTGACACTATCTGGGATGTAGACACCGCCCCCGATAGTTTGTTGCCTTACCTTGCCTATGCTTGGAGCGTGGACGAATGGAACGACAACTGGACAGCCGAGACCAAACGCCAAGTCATCCGTGACAGTCTTTGGGTGCATGAGCGTAAAGGAACACTTAGTGCCGTCAAACGCTCACTGTCGGCCATGAATTATGACGCTAGCATCATTGAGTGGTTTCAAAAATCACCCCGTGGCAAAGCAGGTACTTTTAGCGTCGAGGTACACCCAACGACAGGTATTATCGCTGACAATATTTTACAAATACGAGCCATGATAGACGCGGTCAAACGCTTATCCGCTCACTACGACGTTTATTTAGGTTACACCTTACCCGCTGTTATTGCTGCCTATGCCGTCCCCGTAGTCGGCGTTGAACTTACTGTTTCCACCTAACTAAAGGACTTTATTATGTCAAACTTATGTCAACCCCAAGGCGTTATTTTAGCCGTTGCACTTGCTGTCGCTATGCCTTTTTATCCTATTGAGTTTAAAGAAGACGGACAAACGACTATTCCAAATCTAGTCAATATCGACGGCACAGGTCACTCGGGCACTGCCGAGCTAGTCGTCAATGACGGGCTATTACGCACCCATCAAGACAGCATGATTTTTGCGGTCGACAACACAGGTGGCACAGAGCTTGCGCTCAACATCCATATCGCCAAACAACCGATTGTTGATATCGCCAAAGCTAATGCTGACAAAGCCAATTATTTTATCGCAAGTTATCCACTAACTATCAAGGCTGACGAAAAACACCACCTTGAGCTGCGCCTGGTAAATGGTCAATACGTGCTCAGTGACCGTGGCCTAGACTTACCAACCGTTTAATCAACTGACTTAATACGACTATGAGCTATCAATTACTCTTAACAAACGCGGGCGCTGCCAAAATCGCTACCGCCAGTAATGCAGGTGGGACACCCTTGCATATTACTGACTTTGCGGTGGGACAAGGCGTTAACGTCGACTTCAGCACACGCCTTGACAAGCAAACCTTGGTCGCCAAGCGTTACCAAGGCAAGGTCGAGTCTGTCAATTTTGTCACGCCAAACAAGTACGAGATTGTGTGTGTCGTCCCTGTCGACGTGGGTGGTTTCACCATTCGTGAGTTTGGATTGATTGATAGCGATGGCGTATTGGTGTGGGTTGGCAGTCTACCAGAGGTACAAAAGCCTTCGGCTGATAATGTGGCGGCGGTTGACTATCGCCTAAAAGCGGTGGTGCAGATTGATAACCCTGCCGTGTCGATTGTCGTTGATACCAATGCAGTAACCGCTACACAGTCGTGGGTCAATGCCAATTTTGTCAGCAAACCACAATTTGCGGGCTTTTTAGAAGTGTTGTTTCCGATCGGTTATCCATATTGGTCATCGGTTAATGAAAACCCAAAACCAAAATTTGACTTGATATTCGGCTATGAGACTTTTTGGCAACGCCTTGAGGGTGTCGAGTTATTAGCTATCAAAGACAACGATTCACAAATCAATCGACCTAACCGCTATGTGGGTAAAAACGGTGATGTTATAGCTGATAGTACGACCCCCGACCAATACCAAGGTTATACCGAATATCTATGGGTGCGTGTCGATGGCATTAAACCCCCTGTTAAATACGATGGAAAATACAGCTATGACGGCTCTGCACAGTACCAGTAAAGGACAGATTTATGAGTAATTTAACATTGACCGCCCAATGGCATGACACGATTAATCAAGTTGAAACATCCGAGGCGATCACCGGTGGAGCGGATGGCAATGCCAATTTAGCACCCAAGCAGCTTGCTGAAAGTTTGCTTTGGCTTAAACAGCAATTTGAAACCAAAAAAATTGAAAGCTACAAAGTCGGTGATATCTACATGACAACCATCGACCATGCTGACCCTGCCGCAGTAAAAGCCCATCACGGTTATGGTACATGGGTACGCTATGCAGAAGGTCGCGCACCTGTAGGTTTTAGCGATAATACTAGTGATATCGCCGAATACAAAACAATGGGCAACACGTTTGGTGAAAACACCCACAAGCTCACGATTGAAGAGATGCCGAGTCATAATTTTAATATCAATTTTGTGACTGGTACTATTGGTGGCATAGGCCAACCTGCAACTGACAGCACCAGTAATTCAGCAGCAAATTTGAAGACCGAGACCTTGGGTGCTGATATGCCCCATAACAACATTCAACCATCTATCGTTACAGGCTATTGGCTTCGCACCGCTTAACAACAAAAGGAAATAATCATGGCAAACCCTCACCACGGCATCACCGCCCAAGAACTCACGCAGGGTATCTTACCCATGCAAAACGCCAACATCAGCGTAATCGGTCTAATCGCCACGTCGACCGATGCCGATGCCACAATGTACCCAGCCGATACCCCAGTATTACTAACAGGTATCACCAAAGACAATATTGATAAAGCAGGCACCCAAGGCACGCTCAAAACATCATTGCAGACCATCCGTGATATCACCAACCCAACCGTGGTTGTCATGCGTGTGAGCAATGCTGATAACGTCGATGTGTTAGATGAGTTGCTTGCTTGTCAATCACGTTTAGGGGTAATACCAAAAATCCTAGGTGCACCTGAGATTGATACCCCTACAGTGGTGCGTAAGTTGGTCAGCATTGCCAAGCGCCGTCGAGCTTTTGTCTATGCGTCGCCACGAAAAGATGACGGCACGTTGATTACTGATAAAACTGAGATTGCGGCATATCGCGATACCTTTGGCGACCGTGAATTACATTTGATTGAAAATCAGTGGGGTAAACCGATGGGAAAGTAGCACCCCTTCCGATTGCCTATTTAAAGTTAGAACAATCGGAAGACCTCGTATTAACTCCTGATAATTTATTAATTCCAATTAATATGTGAACAGAAAATGAATAAATCAATCTCAGAGCTAGATGCCATTACAGCCCTCAACCCGGGCGATGTGCTATTGATTAGCCAAAAAACTGATAAGGGCTTTGTCTCAAAGAAATTTGAAGCCTCTGCGTTTAAAGGCGAATCTGGACTACCCGCTATTGAAGCTTTTAAAGCCGAGCAAACACAAATCAATGCAAACTTGCAAACCAGTATTAATAGCGTAAGCGGTGGCTACATTGGTGCATTTGCTACACTTGCTGAACTCAATGCGAAAACAGGTATGACGACAGGGCAAGTCGCAAAAGTTATGAACGATACCACCGCAACTAATAACGGTGACTATCGCTATACAGGTACAGCGTGGGTGAAGGGCTATGACGTGCTCACTGATGCTAATAATCATGCTGATAACAAAGTTGGCGCATTAATTACAGCGCAAGTGACTGATTTAAAAAATATTACAGCATTGAGTAGCGGCTACATTGATAAAACGGGTGCTGAAGCGTCAACTACAAACTGGACGCGCTCAGATTTTTTAGCTGTTAGTACAAATGACAAAATCACATACAACGCAACAGCAAATAGCACAGTATCTGTTATCGCTGCGTTTGACGCAAATAAAACGTATTTGCGTGATTTAGTGCCGCCAAGTAGCAGCACTTTAACTGTTTACAACGGCACGGTAACAATCCCCAGTGATGTTAAATACATCCGTGTGTCATGCTATACAGCTAACAGTACAACATACACCTTTGGTTATACCCCATACAAAATTGGTGTACCAACGCTTGATATCTCTAACGTATCAATCGCAGTTTATGACGAGTTAGACGGCTCGACAAATTTATTTAATCCGCTCACTGCGAGTGATAACAAATATATTTTAAACAATGTTATTAGCGACAGTGTAACGTGGTTTTTGTCTGACTATATTGCTGTAACTCCAAATGAGCAGTATGTGACTAACGGCACGGCAGGTGGTAGTACAGGCACGGGTGTGCATTATTATGATGCAAACAAAACGTATCTTAGCACTGGTGCAAAGCAGACTGCTAATACGCCGTTTACTGTGCCATCTAATGCCGCTTTTATGCGTATCAACTACACTAAGTCAACGTCACAGACAATTGCAAATACAGTTGTTGCAAAAGATAAGGTCATTAAGACTGATTATCTCAAGCAAAAAATCAATAATGAGTTGCAATACTATAAGCCAACGACGCGCTATAGCAGCAAAACACTCATGACGATGGGCGACAGTATCACATCATCAAAAAGTACAGCGTACACTTATCCACCTAAAGTGGCTAATCACTTTGGAATGAATTTATTTGACGTAGCGATTAGCGGCACTCGTGTACGCTCAAGTTTTGCTGATGGTAAAGCAACTGATGCTAATATTCAGGCGTCACATATCATCACTATTGCACATGGTACAAACGACTTTAAGATTGTAACTAATCTAGGTGCAATAACTGACACGCCAACGCCAAAATCTACGCTTGACGACGCTGCTTATCGTGACAACAACACAACAACTGGTACATTTTACGCTGACTATCGTGGCGTGATTGAGCATATTTTAAGCGTCAATCCAAATGCTCGCATTATGCTGATAACACCGATTCGCAGAACTGCACCTGCAAATACAGGTACTGACACAAATTTTATGGGCTTTAAACTCATTGATTATGTCAATGCAATCAAAGAGATTGCAACGTTTTACGGTCTACCATTACTTGATAACTACAACACATCGGGATTTAACACACTGACAATCCCGACATGGACAACAGATGGCTTGCATCCCACTGAGTGGGCGCAGACAAATATCATGACGCAAAAAGTTATTGGTTTTATTAATTCAAATTAGATTAAACAAACAGGAGACCCCATGACCCCCATTATCGCCACCGCCCTAGCCTTACGGGCAAAAATTGATGAGACCGACCCAGCCTCATTTACCAAGTCAATCAGCAATGTCGCCATCTCAACGGTGGACGGCATTAGCTACCCACGCACGTGGGACTTGGAGGACCCAGACACCGAGGTCGGCTTTCTCAACGCCAATGAAGTCACCAGTCTCATCCAGCACGAGGGCTTTCGCTTTTGGGGCAATCGCACCTGTAGCGACGACCCCCGCTTTGCCTTTGAGACCACCACACGCACCGCCCAATTTTTGCTTGATACCATCATTGCAGGCTGTTTTCCCTTCATTGACAAGCCGCTCACGCCTATTTTAGCCCGTGACATCATCGACAGTATCAACGCAAAGTTACGTCAATTCGTCGCCAAAGGTTGGCTCATCGGTGCAAGCTGCTGGTACAACGAAGAGATTAATAACGCCCAAGATTTAAGCCAAGGCATTATGTATATCGACTATGACTACACCCCTGTGCCAACGCTAGAAAACTTGTTTTTGAACCAGCGTATCACCGACCGCTATTTGGTTGACTTTAGCAAACTAATCGCCCAAACGGCGTAAGGATAAAGAAATGGCAAAACAACTCCCAGCTGTCCTCAAAAACTACAACGTTTTTGTGGATGGCGATAGCTACGCTGGTACCGCAAAAACCATCGAACTACCCGAAATCGTCAAAAAAACCGAGGAGTACCGCGGCGCTGGTATGATTGGTGACATCGACCTTGATATGGGTTTTGAGAAGATGGAAAGCACCATCACCTACACGGGTGTTGACAGCCGTCACTTTGCTCAATTGGCAAAGTGTGGCGTCAGTGATTTACCAATTCGCTATGTCGGCGCTTATGAACGCCAAGATATTTGCAAGCACGTTATCCGCGAAGTCTATATGCGTGGCTCGCTCAAAGAGTTTCAGCTCGGTGAGATGGAGCTAGGCAGCATTAATGAGCAAGAGTTACTGTATGGCGTCACTTATTTAAGAGTCGTTGATGACGGCTTTGAGCTATGCGAAATCGACCTTGTTAACGGCATCTGCATTTTAGGGGGCGTGGACAAAACCAGCCAAATTAACGCACTGCTTGGTCTGTAGCCGCTATTTTATCCATGAGTAGGGTGCGTTCTACGCACCTTGCCAAAAAATAATAACCATTTTTAGGAAACTATCATGTCAAAAGACAATCAAACCCAAGACTTACCCGCCGCTACCGTGCAAAACCCCGACATTGAAACCGTCACCCTTGACACCCCTATTGTTCGTGGCGACACCGTCATCAGTCAAATCACTATTCGCAAGCCAAAGGCAGGGTCATTGCGCGGCTTATCGTTGACCGATGTACTCAAGCTAGAATTTGATGCCATTGCCAAACTCGTCCCCCGTGTCGCCTCCCCTGTACTCGTTGAGCACGACTTGGCGGATATGGACTTGGCAGACTTTACCAAGGTAGCCACAGCGGTGGTGGGTTTTTTCGCCAGTCCAGCGGAGCGAGCCAAGGCAAAAGCGAACCTAGAATCCCAGTCAGCATAGATGACGTGATAGCAGACCTTGCCGTGGTGTTCCATTGGTCGCCCGATGTGTGCGATCAGATGGATTTAGCAGAGCTGATGATGTGGCACAACAAGGCAAGGGAACGTTCAGAAACCAAAAAATAATCTTTAAAGGGGCAATATGGCAAATCTTGATTTATCCGCGACACTCGAACTCATTGACCGTATTTCTGCCCCTTTGCAGTCTATCGTTGCTCAATCTGAGCGCCTAAACCAAGCGTTTGATAAAACGACGGCATCGGTTGAGCAATTCAACGAGACATTATCAAAGGTTAATAGTAGCCGCCTAAACGGTCTTAACCAACCCCTCAATCAAACCAATTCATTATTTTCAAAAGCCCGCGAACACGCACGGGGACTTGCCAGTGATTTAAAACTGGTATTTAGTGCTATTGTAGGCGTGCAAAAAAAAGCGGACAGCTTATCAAAATCATTTGCCGATTACCGCAAAGGTCTGCGAGAGCAAGCGATGGGCAGTATCGCCAAGATGGGCGGCGCAGCTGTCGCAGGTTATCAAATGCTCAAACCTGCTATCGCATTTGATAAGCAAATGAGTGCCACGCAAGCGGTGCTTGAGCTCGATGCCAAGTCGAGCGAATTAGCCATGCTACGCAATCAAGCTATCACTGAAGGAGCAAGGTCGGCTTTCTCTGCCAGCCAAGCCGCCCAAGCACAGTTTGAGTTGGGTGCAGCGGGTCTCAACAGTCAGCAAGTCTTTGAATCGTTAGCAGGTACATTGGACTTAGCCGCGGCAGGTCAATTGGAAGTTGCCCGTGCTGCTGAAATCTCAGGTGGCGTACTCAATGCCTTCGGTATGCAAGCAAAAGAAATGGGGCGACTGGGTGATGTGATGGTATCCACCGCCAACAAAACATCCGTAGGCATCGAAGATATCGGCGAAGCCATGAAAATGGCAGCACCTGTAGCTAAGATGTACGGGGCAAGCCTTGAGCAAACTCATGCGGCTATTGGACTACTTGGTAATGTGGGTATTAAAGGCTCAGACGCTGGTACAGGCATCAAAGCAATTATGGCGCGGCTTGCCACATTACCAAAACCTGCTAAAGACGCACTTGACACAATCAAAGTTAACCCAGTCAATAAAGATGGCACAATGAAAGACTTTGGTGCCTTACTCAATGAAATACGCACCAAAACAGAAAAACTATCAACTGACCAGCGCATGGATATCTTTAAAGGTATCGCAGGGCAAGAGCATTTTAGCAAGCTAGAACCGCTCGTTGCTGCCACAGGCGTACTTGATAAAAACACAGGTCAAGTCGTCAATAAATTCACCGAACTGACTAAACAGCTAGAAAATTCTGCTGGCGCTGCCAAAAAGGTCGCTGATATCCAGATGGATAACCTCGCAGGTGATATTGACCAGCTCAAGGGCGCATGGGAATCCTTTTCAATTGCGCTAGGCGGGAAAGGCGGCGTGCTCAATGCTACCCTACGCTCATTTGTGCAAGGATTGACCGATACTATCAATAAAATCACGGCGTGGGCACAAGCTAACCCAGAGCTAGTCAAAACTATTGGTAGTTTGCTACTTAAATTCATCAAATTAAATATGATTTTGTTTACTATCAAATACAGCGTGGCACTGGTGCTAGGTTCATTTTTCGGTATGCTTGCTCACTTTATCAAGTTCGGTGCAATGATGATGCTGGTTAATGCCATACTGGCAAAATTTGGCATCAGCTTTTGGGGTAAGTTTAGACTGATGGGGCAAGCGGTCATGATGTTTGCGCGGTTATTTGGTCGAGCGTTTATATTTTTGGCGCGTCAATCTATTCCATTTGTCATTACTGCTATTGGTCAATTAGCAACCGTATTACTGACCACCCCTATTGGCTGGGCAATTATGGCAATCGCCGTGGCAGCCTTATTGATTTATAAATACTGGGCCCCTATCAAGGCGTTTTTTATCGGATTTTGGGACGGGTTTAAAGCAGGGCTTGCCCCATTAATGGTGACATTATCAAGTCTGTGGTCAATGCTTGGGCAAATCTTTGCACCACTCAAACCCGTTATCGACGCTATTGTTTTTGCCATTGGGTGGCTTGCCAGTGCATTTATGTCGTTGTTTGCCCCAGCACAAATGACCCAAGCACAACTTGCAGGGGCAACTAGTGCGGGACAATCGTTTGGTATGATATTAGGCACAATTGTCGGACTCATTGGACAGGTGGTGGCTGGACTAGTCGGCGCCTTGGCTTTAGGACTGCAAACTATTGGTCAAGCTATCGGCACTTTCGCCGCGATGGTCGTCGTACATGGGGGGCAAGCGGTTGCCTATGTTGCAAGCCTACCCGGTCGATTTATGGCATTTTTAGCAGGCCTACCCGCTCAGATGTCAGCCATGGGCGGTCAGATTATGGATGGACTCAAAAACGGCATTATGAGCCGTATAAATGGCGTTGTCTCAAGCATACAATCCGCAGCGTCAAGAATAAAATCCGCCTTTGCAGGAATGATGGGTATCCACTCCCCTAGCCGTGTATTCATGGGTTACGGCGACAACATCATGGCAGGGCTTAACAACGGCTTACTTGCCAACAATGCCCCTATTCAATCAATGATTCGCACCTCTGACAATTTGCGCAGCGCGATGGATACCAGTCAAATCAAATTTGACACCCGTAAGCCCATTACCGCATCAATGGCAAACGGTGGTTATGCCAACGCACAGGCAGCCGCACCAATTAATATCAATATTTACCCACAGCCCAACCAATCACCTGCCGACATTGCCCAGCTAGTCGCCCAAGAACTGGCTAAAGCCAAACTGGGACAAACCACCAACAACACCGCTTTATATGATTTACCACAGGCATGGACATAATGATTTTATCACTTGGACAATTTGTTTTTAGCGTCGACACGCTCACGTTTAATGAGATACAGCGCACGCGCAATTGGTCATTCGCCAGCAATGACATCGCCCAAGGTCGCCCGCAATATCAGTTTACTGGTACCGGTGAGGAAACCATCTCTATCCCATTTTTGATATACCAGGAACACGGCTTTGGCAATCGCCAATCCGTGGATGACTTGGCAGAAATGGCAGACACAGGCGCAGGATATGTACTAATAGATGGCAGCGGCTATATTTATGGGGTGTTTGCCATTGATAGCATTGATGATAACCGTAGCTTTTTGACAGTCAATGGTGTACCGCGCAAAGTTGACGGCACACTCAAATTGACACGGGTTGATGACAACCGCATCCAAGCGGACAAATCATCCGATATTCCCGAAAGCCAGCAATATTAAGGTGATATCATGCTAAGAACCCCCATCATCCGCTTGACCGCCGATAATGAGCCGCTCGACGACGCCATCATGTCACGTTTGATGGATGTATCTGTTACCGATAACAAGTCAGGCGATGCCGATGACCTGTCTCTCACACTTGATGACCACGACGGCAAACTTGCCATGCCAAAGCGAGGCGTCAAACTGCAATGTTGGATGGGTTACATCGATGCCGGTGTTCATGACATGGGTATATATACGGTTGATAGCATTGAATGGGGTGGCACACCCGATACCATCACTGTAAAAGCCAAATCAGCCGATATGAAAGGCAGTCTTAAGTCCGGACGCACCCAAAGCTATCATGATAAAAAATTGGGCGAAATCGCCAAAGAAGTCGCCACTCGTCATGAGCTGGAACTTGCTATGACTGACTATTTGATGAGCATTGAAGTCGGGCATATCGATCAGACCGATGAGTCCGACCTACACTTACTGACACGGCTTTGTTGGCAGTTTGGGGCGGTCGTCAACGTCAAACACGGTAAGTTACTTATCTTCCAGCCGTATGAAAATAAGACTGTATCTGGGCAACCGCTTACGCTCACTGTGCTAAAGCGCGACAAAGGCGACCAATTCCGTTTCAGTATTGAAGACCGACAAGGTGACGTTGATAACGTACAAGCCACTTACCATGACGCCAAGCAAGCCAAAAAAGTAACGGTCAACACCGACAAGGAAGGGCAAAAACCCAAAAGATTAAAGGGCAATTTTAAGGATGAAAAAACTGCTACCGCCGCCGCCAATGCTGAGAAAAAACGCATTGAGGGTGAACAAGGCAAATTTAGCATTAACTGTGCGTTTGGTTATCCAGCAATTAGTACTGAATCGCCCATTGAGCTTCAGGGGTTCAAGGTTGAAATTGATAGTTTGAAATGGACAGTGGACAAAGCCACGCATAGCTATAGCAAATCGCAGGGATTGACCACGCAGCTTGACTTAACCGCACCGATAGATGGAGAGTTTGGCGCCAAACCTGTTGATAAAAAAGATAGTAAAGCCGATATTTAACGAGTTTTTGTTAGCTATAATTATGCTAAAATAGTTATGCTTGGGTGTGTCGAGATAAGCCAACTTCCCAGATTGGACGAATAAGACTGCCGTCTCATCGTGTACGGATTTCAGCCCCAAGCAATTTTTTCACTTTATCATTATGAAAACCACGTTCGCTTAAGATCAATATGTCCTGAAGTTCCTTTGGCGAAGGATATTATATTTTCTAAGGCCCTTAATGCCTTAGCTTCATCTTTCATTAAAAGAAATACAAATAAATAAAGGGCAATATATACCATAAATATAAAATCATCTAAACCGATAGGTTTACCAAAATGAAAATTGGCAAGCATAAAAGGACTACTTAATATTACAAGGTAATAAACAAAGCCAAACATTGAAATAATAAGCACTACAAATGCCCCCCAGAGATTTAGCCTACGCTTCCAATCAAACCATTTAGTTTTATCTTTGATAGTTATCTTATTATTAGCAAAATCAATGTAAAAGTTTGCTAGTGCAAAATCATCTATGGTTACTGCTGAATTTGAGACCTGTTCTATTTTGACAATTTTTTGAATCACTGGTACTTTCGGATTGAACTTATAGATTGATTTAAAATCTAACCTAATAAGTTCCATACCATAAGAAATCTTTTGTCTATTCGTTAGAAAAGGATTATCTAAAGCCTTCTTAATCCTACTGCGTCTTGTAATACTGAGTCTATCAGATATTTCTAATAACTCTTTTATCTTTCCAAAGATAGCCAAAGCCGGCATTATCGTAATAATACTTGCAATGATTTTATTGAACATAACCATTTCTAACATAGTAGTAAAATATTTTGCTTGATTGTCAACAATTTAACAAAACTTTTGTTATGATTCAATCATATGTCCAATCGATAGAATGTGAATATGAGAAACAACCACCTTACAATACTATTAAACTTTTTATTAAATCTGCTTAAATGGATATTCGGTTCATTTTTAGCTTTAGGCGCACTAATAAATTTTTTTCAGCACCCACTAGCCAACTTGATTCTGTTTTTTAGCGCCTTGGCTATACTCCCACCCGTTTCTGTTTGGATCATGAAAAAATTACGCAACAGAGTAAAGAGCAATGTCATTGCAAGCATTGGATTTATCTTATCAATTATTGCGTTAGGCAGTTCAGCCCCAACAGCAAGTAATACTACACACCCGCAAGCACTAGTCGCAACGCCTCAGAATAATTCAGCAGCTCAGCCTGAGCAGCAAACGCCGCCAATTATCGTCAAATCCAATCAGACTACTCAACAACCGCCAATTGAACAACCGTTAGCAATTAAAAGTGACGCTGATATCAGTTGTAAGGTTGTCGGTATATCTGACGGCGACACGCTCACTTGTCTCACCAATGACAAATCCCAAGTCAAAGTACGTCTCAACCAAATTGACGCTCCAGAAAAATCACAGGCATTTGGTACCGCCGCCAAGCAGGCATTATCGGGTTATGTGTTTGGCAAAACAGTTGGCTTAAAAACCAATGGTACCGATAAATACGGACGTACCGTTGCTGAAGTGTTTGTCGGCGATAAAAATATCAACAAAGCAATGGTCGCCGATGGTTATGCTTGGGCATATCGTGAATACATGACGGATAACGACTATGGTGACCTAGAGACTAGCGCACGCTCAAATACAAAAGGCTTATGGTCAGAGCCTGACCCAATCTATCCGAGTGATTTTAGACGGGGCAAACGTGGCGAACAAACCGCCCCTGTCCAAACGCAAACCATTACCCAACAAGTCGAGCAAAAAGCCGTTGCAGATTCAGGGAGCAGTTGTGGCTCAAAACGATATTGCAAACAAATGGCAACCTGCGCTGAGGCACGCCATTATTTGAATGATTGTGGGGTAAGTCGATTGGATAGAGATGGTGATGGTGTACCGTGTGAAAGTTTATGCGACTAATAAAAAACCCTGCGAATGATGCAGGGGTTTTTATTTATTACTCGGATGCAACACCCAAGGCTCTAAATATTGAGATTGGAGTAATACTATAACAAGTTTCTGGTCGACCAATAATTTTTCTATAGATTTCATTCATGCTTTTTAAAAACATATTGAAGTCTGCTGCTTCTAATAGTTTTTGATTGAAATCATCAAACCTATCTTTAGCTTCTTGATTTTCGGCGGCTACTGGTAAAGCATCTAAAATTCCTAAAACATAAAACATCTCAGCTGAACACGAGTGATTTTTTAAAGCTGAATATGCTTGACTAACTTCAAGATAACGATCATCTATCCCTATCCAAACAAAACTATTTTGTAATTGGCTTTCTAAAGTCATATAACATTGTACTCTACTTGGAGAAACAGCCAAGACATTAGCAAACTCTTTTAGACCCTTCTGTACTGGTAAAAACTCTCGCTTTTCATCTTTACTAGCAATATGATTCATATAAAAATCAATAGTAGGTTGTAAGCTCTTAGAGACAGCATGTAAATCATTAAACTGTAAATAACCTTTCAGTAGTACTAATTTACCTAAATTCCCATCACCTAAAGCACTATGAATCAACTTACGGTCATTTAAGGCGTTAATCATATCCCTGGGTAATTTATCAATCATATCCGACGTTACGCCAAGACTTTCTTCAGAGCTACCAACATGGTCATATTTACCATGCATCATATCTCTCGGTCCAGCAGTAGCTCCCCAAGTGGTGCTTTCAGATTCTTTAGAATTGTCGTTGGAAGTGACTGGCACACCGCCAGTCATTTGAGCATAATAGGAACGAATACGCGGAAGGTCTAGATAGATAAAATCATAGATAGAATTATCGGGTGGGAGTGTAGCCAAGTTTTTTTCTCCGTTCTTCAAACCGCTTTCTCATATCTTGCTGACGCTGGCGACCTTCAGATAGACCTTTAAAAACGTCACTGAAAAATGTCGCTGTATTGACAGTGGTCTCCTGCGGTTTATTATCGCAATTTGTACGTTTTTCGTCAGTAGTATCCATAGTCACCTCTCGGAGTAAGGTATAAGTAGGCAGAACTATATAATAAAGTAAAAATTTAAAAATTCTGTTAAATAAACATGATTTATGTATTAGCTACCAAAGGCACTTGATTTTGGTACGTCCATTTGATTTCTAATATTTTCATAACTCTCTTTCACTTCTAAAGAATAAGTAAAGACACCTTCATCACCATATTCTCTAATTACTAAAGTTGAAGTCATATCACCCCTATCTGCAACAATGTCAATTTTGTCAATATTAATAAGTTGCTGGCCACCTGTAATAGGAGTCACTTCAATAAACTGTGCCATATCCATTCCCTAAATATTATTCGCTATTTTGTCAACAATATAACAAATTAACTTGCAACCGACAAACAAAAGATTTATGATTCACTCACTACTAAAAAGACTAGCGGTTCAAATCATCACCCCGACAGTGTGGTTTTTTTGTGCCTAAAATTTACCAAGCCATTGTTATCATCATGGCACTGGAAGATAATGCACACTCAAAAAACGTCTTATGACGGGTTGAGAGAGCCGAATAAAATACCCTCGGGAAATAAGCTCCGCCGACTAGTCTCGGTAGTTGATGCCCGTCACCCTATCTACTAAATAGTGTGACGACTACTAACTAAAAGACTAGGAGGTCATCATGACCACAATCGCCTTGGCAACCAAGCCAAATCTATTAAGCCAAATCAAACGCCGTATCTATGGCATTCCCCATCGCCGCCACGCAGCCAAGCGCATAGAGGCAGCACAACATAACATCGTCAATCACCTGACTAAACCAACCAACAGACTACACACCCCCTTACCTATCCAAGTCAGCACACTATGGCGCATCATTAATAATGCCATCATCGCAGGGCAATTAGATTTAACTACACTTACCGATCGACCAAGCCAACTTAAACAAGGCTTACTTTATCTATCATTTGAGCGCATTAGTGGATTATTAGACGACGTATCGTTACCCATAGCTGATCTAACGAGCCTCGAATTTCGCACCATCATGACCTTATTGGGTGGTGTCGAAGCAGAGATTATCAGTGAGCAATCAATCGATACCACGGGTCAAGGTGAGCCACGCCTTGCCTACCGTTTACCCATCGCCACGCTAATCAATCTCAATCAACCAATAGTTAAAGCCCAATTAGCGGAGGTGGCATAATGTCAGAGGAAACCTTAGCCCTAATCAACCGTTTTAAAGCTTACCTTGCTCACGACCAATACAACCGTGACAAACGCACCATGATGGACGGCTATTTGATGGCACTCCAACACCAACGTCTGATTGACCCATGGCAAGCCTATGCCGTGATTCAGCAATACGAAAAGGAGCTTGCCAATGTCTAAGCTCCCTATTGCTCGCACCCATATCGCAGGAAAACGTCGCTTTGTTTTTTATCTTAGCGACATCGTTAAGCATATCAACGACTTAACAAACGATAACAATCCACATGACAAATCATGTCGTGAGATCAGCGTTGAACGATTGCAGGATATGGTTAAGACGGTTAAATTAAGAGAACAACAAGATTATATTTATGTGCCAAATCGCGATGACACTGCCTTAAATTTATCAGCGACGCAAGCACTATTGATTATTTATGGCGATAACACGGCAAGCTATGCAGAGCATGAAGCGGCTTGGACGATGTTTCACCAAATCACTGATTTTATACAAGGAGTAAAATAATGACCCCCAATCAAGCATCTATCAGTAGCGAACTATTGCGTATCTCAAGCTATGCGGGGGTCATGTCAAGATTGGCGAATAATGGCAACAGCACCAAAGTAGACACAGCGCAATTACAAACCATCTTTTCTGATATCGCTAAAGTCACAGGTTTAGCATATGCAGAAATTCAATCTATCATTAACGATGACTGCCCATTCGTCGATAATTATGATAAGCCACAAATGCCATCTCAAACAGGCAACTAAATAGTTAGTTCCAGAAAAACCCTTGTCACCTGACAAGGGTTTTTTATTCCAAAAAGTTTTTTAAGCTGCTGAGTAAAACGCATAAAAAGCAAACTTATTGTTATAATAAAGACTTCGCCATTTTCATAAGTCGCTCACCATCATCCTTGGAGAGTTTGCGATAGATCTCGAGCCAAACTTGCTCAGACTCTGTCAAATCTGATGACGCTTCATCCAAACGTTTACCCGTCAGTATATAACCCGCGTCATAACCCAATTCAGCAAGTTTCAGTAAAAACTCTACATCAGGCGACCGTATACCATTTTCATAGTTACTAAAGGTTGAAATCGCGACATCAATCTGCTTCAAGACATCCGTTTGCTTAAGACCTAATCTTATACGCTCGCTCTTTAGTCGTTCACTTACGATTTTTAAGTTTTCATTATTCATAATAATACCCATTGACTTATGATTTTTCGTAAGTCATAATAATCTTTGTTAGATTGTTGACAAACTAGCAAGTTCATTTTAACACAAACCTACTTTTTAAAATTAAAAAGGAAATCACGATGACCCTAAAACTAATATCAGTGCGCATCCCTGAAAGTATGCACACTTACATCAAAGTTAAGGCCGCAGCAGAAGGCAAAACGTTCCAAGAAGTCGCCAATGAAGCCCTTAGCTTTTTCCAAAAGAACGATATCAGCTATCAACAGCAGTTACACCAGTCTGTAACTGACTCCCTTACCGCATTGGCATCAATCACCCAAGATGGGGAGGTGTCTCGTGGCGTATAGACAGTATCAAAATATCCGCGACCATCGTATCTATGCCTACCTCAATCAAAAAGAGCTAGACGCATTTTTAGAAGCCATGCGCATCCAAGATTTAGCCATTCAAGGTAAAGCAGCACGTCAGATGATTGTGGAGAGAAGCCAACAAATCATCGCCGAGCACCGTAAGAATAATCCACAGTCAGCGATGAAACAAACTGTGAAATATCACCTTCCACACGGTGGTTTTACCGTGCTAAACCCAACCAAGCAATAGAGGTCGTATGTCAACGGCATATATCAGATGTCCGCATTGCGGTAGCAAAATGACTACCGCACGGCACCGTCAGATGAATGAGCTATTAAAAGAACTGACAGCCACTTGTCGCAATGCAGATTGCTTATTTAGCGCCAGCGTCTATGTCGAGATAGCAAGACAAATCCAACCAAGCCTTGCCCCAAAACCTGAAATAACGGGGCAGCTCCTAAAAGGACAACCACGATGAGTATTAATGACCAAGTCGTCTCGCGTCTGAAATCCGAGTACGGCTTTAAACAAGTCGGCGAATGGCTACGTGAAGGCGTATGCCCAGACTGTAGCAAAAAGTCACTTTTCACCCATGCCCATAGCCCCCGCGTCGTCAAATGCGGGCGGCTCAATAAATGTGGTTTGGAAATCCATGTTAAGGAACTATTTGACGATCTATTCAAAGACTGGTCAAAAACCTACGTTCGCACTGAAACCAACCCCAACGCAGCCGCCGATGCCTACCTTAAAGAAGGCAGAGGCTTGGATATCAGCAAAATTAAAGGTATCTATACCCAAGAATCTTACTTTAATAATTCGCTAAACCAAGGCACTGCTACCATTCGTTTTGCCTTACCCAACGGTGGCTGGTGGGAGCGTTTTATCGACCAAGCAGACCGTTTTGACAAAAAAGCCAACTTCAAATATGGCTACAAAATTAATGGCTACTGGTGGTGGCACCCTGCAAACGCCTTGATGCCAAAAGAAATATGGATTTGTGAGGGGATCTTTGATGCTATCGCATTAGCCGAGCATGGGCTTACCACTGTCAGCCCACTAAGCTGCGTTAATTTCCCAGAAAATTCATTATACGAATTAAAGGCAAAATACGATGAGAAACGTCAAACATTACCAACTCTTGTATGGGCTTTTGACAATGACGCCGCAGGGCAACGTTACACCAAGCAATTTATCGAACAAGCCAAAAAAATCGGATTTGAGAGTGTCGCTGCCCAACCGCCGTATGACAAACACAAAAAGCTTGACTGGAACGACCTGCACGAACTCGGGCAACTAACAGACGAGCATCTCAAAAAATATCGCTACTTTGGTGACTTGCTCACCGCAAAATCACCGACCGACGCAGCGGTCATCCGCTATATGCACACCAAGCTATCACAATTTTACTTTGAGCATGGTAATCGCACTTACTGGTTTGAGCTTGACACCGCCAAACTATCCAAACTCATTGATGTTGAAGCCCATGAGATTGAAGATATGTTAGGGGATATTCAAGGGGAAGATGAGCAGATGGCAAAGTTTGTTCGCCAGACATCGACCACCCATGAGATTTTAAATGCCAAACTCGAAGCCCTGTATTTTCAGCGAAACGACGTTACAGATGAATCCTGGTACTTCACCCGAGTCACCACCAACAAAGGCGACAAGCAAACCACTATCACAGGCGACCAGTTATCTAGTCCCAGTAAATTAAAACCGCGTTTGTTATCGGTTTTTGCGGGTGTACTTTGGACAGGATCAGCTATGCAATTAGATATCATCGCCAAGCACCAAATGGAGGGGCTAAAAGAAGTCAAAACCACGGACTTTATTGGTTACGCCAAAGAGCACCAAGCCTATATCTTTAATGATGTGGCAATATCCAAAGGCAAAGTCGTCGCCAAAAACAGCCAAGACTATTACAAAATCGGTCGCCTTGAAATCAAATCATTGGCAAATGACCCTGTATTGCACATTAACACCAAAGATAAGCCTGATTTTAGTTGGTGGAACAATTTCAATCGCGTTCGCGGGGCATACGGTACGATTGTCATGGCTTGGTGGCTCGGCACTTACTTTGCTGAGCAAATCCGTGCCTTGGACCGCTCATATCCCTTTTTTGAATTGGTAGGACAAGCAGGTGCAGGTAAATCACGTCTGCTTGAATTTATGTGGAAGTTATCCGGCAGAGAAGACTACGAAGGGTTTGACCCATCAAAATCTACAAGCGTGGCGGTGTACCGCAACTTTGCCCAAGTTGCCAATCTACCCATCGCCCTAATCGAAGGTGACCGTAACGATGAAGACGGCAAAGCCAAATCATTCAAAACCTTTGAGTGGGACTCACTCAAAGACGCGTTTAATGGTCGCTCCATCCGCTCTAAAGGCGTCAAAAACAATGGCAATGACACTTACAGTCCGCCATTTCGTGCCGCCGTGATGATATCCCAGAATGAAGAAATCCAAGCCAGTGAGGCGATGCTAACCCGTATCATCCATGTCAAATTGACACGGGATGGTCAGACGCTAGAGACCAAGCACATCGTCGACAGCCTTGACCGGTTACCCATCGAGCTAACCAGTCGTTTTATAGCGCATGCACTGAAAAATGAACAAGCGATTTTAGAAACTTACCAACAGCGAATCCGTATGTATGAGGCACGCTATCACGAGTTTGGTGTTACCCATACTCGTATTGCCCTCAATCATGCACAAATAGCCGCCATGATTGACTGTTTGCAAACACACGTACTGTCTGGATTGATGACGGACCAACAGGCGGAACAAGCCAAGCAAGCATTATTTGAAATGGCGCAAACCCGAGTTCAACGCTTACAAGCCGACCACCCAGACGTTGATAAATTCTGGAGCGTATTTGAATTTTTAATGTCAACAGGTAAGTTTGTTTGTCATACCAATATAAACGACCCAAGTCGCAAAATCGGTATCAATCTCAACCATTTTTATAAAGTGGCAAGGGAAAATTACCAAGACTTACCAGACATCACCCAAATGAAACGCCTGCTCAAAAATAGCAGCCGTTATAAATTCGTTGATAGCAATATCAGCGTTATGTCAGTAATTGATGGTTTTAAAACCATGAAGTGCTGGATTTTTACTAAACCTACTGAATAGGAAAAATACGATGAGAGATAAACCACCCTATGTCAAAGTTATTTACAGTACACCGAGAGCCAATCAACAAGAATTTGAAAACTTTATGGATAAGCTCATAGAAGACCTTAAAAACGAGAAGGCGGTAAGTTTGGGTTATCGCAATCAAGTTTGGTGTCAATGGACAGAGCAAGACGACAGATTTAGTACGCGTTATGAAACATCCTGTGGTAATAGCCATGTCTTTACTTTCGGTAATGTATTTGGCAACGATTTTAAATACTGCCCCTATTGCGGTTGCGACATCGAAGAGGTAACGAATGATGATTGACTTCTACTGCCCACACTGTAATCACCCCGTAGATGCGTGTCAGGAATCCCTGTATGAATGTTGGCATCATGACAGGGATACATTCGAATATGAATGCCCGAAATGCGAACAAACGTGCCAAGTAACCCCAACCATCGACGTAATTTATACGGTGAAAGAAAATGACTAAGCACATCAAACCAATTTATCAACAAATTCAAAATAGATTTGAAGACAATCAAATTCGATGCACCGCTTTATATCCATTATTTATGATGCCAATGCATAGTATGAGTGAAGAGTTGGAAGAAGAAATATATTTAAATCTTGAGGATATAGCCCATCAAATTGGATTAACCGAAGAGCAAGTTGCAAGAATAGAGTATGGTAACTTATCGGTGGGAGGGGTTATAAAAACTCATTATGAAAAAGGATTCTTAGCCTTGATTGAAACGCCTGTTGATAACTCATGGCTGCATACAAGCTATACATGGTTTTATAGTGAATCTATAGAAGAAATCGCTGAAAAAGCCCTTAACTGGAAACTTAATAAAGGTGATAAATAATGACCGACATTGTCGACCAAGCCAATGACGTCGCCCAACAATCCATCGAGCGAGCCATTGCCAACGCCCCAAAATTCAATCGCCCATCGTTGACAGAATGTAAAGACTGTGGCGAACCAATTCCACTAAAACGGCAACAACTTGGCGGCGTGACTCGCTGTATTGACTGCCAAGAATACCATGACAAGAAGCACCGACATGGCAACTAAAACATTAGCACTAGGCACACAGGTATTTAAAAAATATCAGCCATGCCCATGCGATGTTTGCAAAAACTATCGACCTGCTCACCTCTGCATCTATATCCCAGAAGTGGGCATCATCTGCGACCAATGCCAAGTAAAACTTTCACAGGACACCAATCATGAAAATGCAGCTCTTCAAATCCCGTAGCGACATTTTTTTAAGTGCCAATATCAAAAATGTTGTCAGCCACATCTATGCCATCTCAGAACCAGGCACACTCAAAAGCGTTGAGCAATTAGATCGCGAAACCTTAATTCGTATGGACGGCAGACTGTTTGACCTGCACGACTTAAACCGTTATTACCAAAACAAAGCCCGCAATGAAGGCTTTACCTTCGGTGACGATTTATCAATACGGGTTAAAGGCAAAATTGTGCCTGTTGTAGCAGATAAGACTAGAACCCTATTGCATATTTTTATCGACAAAATAGCTGAGGGTCAGACCATCCTTGCTTACGATGATTACGCCAAAGACTACACCAAACAGCAATTCATGACAGCCATTAAGCGAATCACAGATAAAATGGAAGTACACATCCAGCGTGAAGATAAAAAATACTATCTAAAACTGCCGTTGGCGTATCGTATCACCAAAAAATCACCAAATGATCACCAAAAAATCACCCATTTCACACAGCCAGTAATTAGCGAATTATCAATGGCTTAAAAGTCCACTGGTAAAAATATCACCAAATCACCTTTATTTTTTACCACCAAAAAAACACGGTAGAAACACGGCAAAAAAGCCGTGTTTTTAACCCTTCGTTTGTCCCAAAAACGAGCGTAAAAAGACCTATCCAAATCTGAAATTAAGGATACCTCATGCAAAAAATATCATCAGGCATCGAACCGCTCAAAACCGCCATCAGAATCTGGTGGAAAATCGACGGTGAGCGTCACCGCGAGACTATACATAACAGCCCACCCACTGATACTAACCTTGCCGCCGCCAAAGCCACTGCCGACATGATAGCCCAGCAACTACGCATGGGTATTTTTGACCGTGATACCGTATTCCCCGACTCATCAAAAAGAGCTGACCGCTATTTTGGATACTATATCCACCAATGGCGAAAAGTTGAGACCAACAAAGTCGCCAAAATATCGTTTGACACCTATGACAGCAAAGTCAAAACTCACATCGAACCATATTGGGGCATGAAACCTATCGCTAAGATTGGCGTAGAAGATATAGAGGAATGGGTTTATAACGTACTATTACAAAAACTATCGACCAAAACAGTCAAAGAAATAATAATGTTATGGCGAAAAATTTATAGTTATTGGGCGCGCCATCAAAAAACTATCAACGACCCAACCAAGTACATATCGCTGGGACAAACTGACCCAGATGATATCGACCCATTTGACCGCGACGAAATAACAAGAATATTAAACTACCCAACGACCCCTACCCTGCATAACCTTTATACAGTCATGCTATGGAGCGGATTATCATTCCACGAACTGATAAGTTTAGCGGTCGAAGATTTAGACCTAGAAAAAGGCTGCTTATTCGTCAATCGCAGTTTTGTTCGTGACCAATACCGCGTAACAAAAAACCGCCGCCGCAAACGCCAAGTTGATTTATTGCCCGAAGTTATCAACGCCTTACAATCACAAATCAACCAAGTCAAAGACAATCCCAGAAATACAATCGCTATCACAGACCGCGACAACAAAAAAATCAAATCACAATCTTTAACTTGGCTTTGGTACGATGAGATCAGCCATTTTACATATAGCCAGTTATCAAGACGATGGACTGCCCATCTTGACTCCTGTGGGGTTAGATACCGACCTGTCAATAACGGCAGGCACACCTATGCAAGCCAAGTGCTATCGACAGGTGCAGTGACAGCAGAATGGCTTGCCAATCAGCTTGGACACACCAACACTGATATGATTCACCGTCACTACGGCAAATTTATTCCAAAGGACGCAAACCACATCATAAAAAACCTAGCCAACGCCCTGCAATAA